TTTTAAGCCGCTCTTACCGCTTTGAGCAATTGAAACACCTGAGTTTTTGCCGCAGGATCTAATTTAATAACTTCACCAAACGCAGTTGCCATAACACCCATCTGTTCTCTTGTCAATGGTCTGCCAGCTAGCGAGTTAGTAACAGCTTTCCTTAGTTGAGCAGGATCAACACCGGGTAGCAGCTCTCCTAATTTTCCGAAATTAACAGTACCTCTGGTCTGAGTTCCTTGGGCAGCACCGCCGCCTAGGCCACGTTTTAGGCCAGCCATAAATCCCTGTTCTTGATCACCGTCGTCAGCAGCACCAGCAGCTCCTGATCCGCTACCAGAGCTCACAGCAGATAGTTGTTGTCCCATACCATTCTTGATAGCGTCTTGTACAGCGGCTAGAATAATTTTATCAACAGTCGATCCTTTGAGATCAACTTCCATGATCGGATTGCCGTTGCTGTCTTGACTCATGTTAAGACCTTTGGCTTTACCAGCTTTGACAGCAGCACCGAATCCGCCACCAGCTGTTTTGCCCATGCCTTTGCCAGCTTTTAATCTAGCTTTAAGCGCCTGTTGTGGAGTCATAAATTCAGGTTCTGGCTGTCCTTTTCTCTTGTATGCGGGAGTATCATAGTCTACAGCAGTAGATCCGCCTGCGGCAGCAGGCTCCGCGGCAGCAGGTTTACCACCTTTTTCTGGAGGAGCACTAGGAGCTCCTGCGTCAGCAGCAGGTGCTTTAGGGTTAGGTGTTGCCATAGGACCACCGGCATTTTTTCCAATGCCTAAGGTTGTTGACATATCTTTTGCTGGTCCCATCTGTATGCCAGCACCAGCAGCGGCCTGTTGTATGGCTTTTTCAGCACCATCAGTAGGCAAACCATTTCTCTGTAAGAAAGCGATAATGCTGTCAGAATTAGGTTTTTGTCCTGTTTGACCCAGGAATCTACTAAAGGCTTTTTTTAGATTGTTAGCCACTTCCGCAGTATCTAATGCTCCAGCAGCTCTAGTACTGCCTAATTTAGAAGCAATACCTAGACCAGCCCTTTTTAACATGCCTACGGGTGCTTCATTAATTTTTTTTGATTCAGTGATGACGTCAGTTATTTTCATACAGACCTATTCCTAATAATGATTATTTATGTGTTTAGGAGTGAGCGATGCTCACTCGTGTCTTTCGCTAACGCTCAGACACATTTTTTTAAAGTTAACTGCGAAGCAGTTTTAATATTATCCAGATCGTTCAGTCACACTTAGCCCTTGCGGGCTAAAAGATGAACATTATCCGAGTCGAACATGTCACACAGCAGTAGAGCATTACAAAGGCGGTCATCCGGTACCTCGAGCTCAGTCTTATTATGACGGCGGACTATACAATACCTGCTATCGTACAGCATAGTCGTGGGCTATTAACCCTCATTTAGCCTATAAAAATATGTTTTTCACATAGTAAACCGGTTAAAGGCATATCCGATCCACGTCCTGTTAAGGATAGTACTATGTTTACCCTTCGCCAATTAGGGTCCTTACCGTGCGACATCACCACGGATTTTGGGCACCATAACAGTCACCGGTGCGGGTTTTTTTGGCGATTATTTTGCCTTTTTATGTTCTTCTAGACGCTGCCTAAGTATGTTTGATCCGCCTACTCTGACGTTTATAATGCCATTATAATAGTCATCTGTTTCTAAAACTCTGCGTTCAAACTGCTCTCTTGCCTCTAGATATGACATTTCTGCCTTGGATTTACAAAGATAAAGTATTTCTCTAGTGAAGTTTGCCGGACCTAATGCTTGGACGTCTGCGTTTAACCTATCAGATGAACCCCAGTAATCGCGCCAATCGCTTTCTACTGTTGATCTTCTTTTAAGTTTTTTGCCTTTGAGTGGTGGTTTAGTACGTTTGAATTGAGCTAGTTTCTTGCCTATGTACTTCTGTCCGGTCTGTAGATTGGTGATGAGATAAACAAAGCCTATGTAGCCTTCGGGTATTTCTTCTACGGGTTGATTTTGATATGTCCACAGCACTCACTTAGTTAGTTTTGGTGGACGACCTATCATGCCTTTTCTGGATTTTTTACGTTCGTGCCTTTTGTCTTGTATTTCTACTCGCCTAACACTTGCCTCGTTGCGTATTTCTGACAGCCAATACCTAGCTTTGATGCCTGCTTCGTCTGAGCCTTTGTATTCAAAACGATCCTGCCATTTAAAATACTCTTGAAAAGCATGGATCATACGATCGTGGGCATCGGTGCTCATTCTATAATCTCAACATCATTGCTGTAGCTGGTAAATCCGTTTTCTTTAATGACTTTGAGTACATGATTTACTCTGCTAGTTAGATCATCTCTATGCGAAATAAGGAACACGTTCTTGTTACGTTCTCGAGTCATCTTTTTCAGCACAGCGATAGAACTTTCAACACCGCTGGCATCCATGCCTGAATCTACAAGTTCGTCGATGAACAGTAGATTAATGGGTTGATACAGGTTTTCCCATACATCTCGGAATGCCCAACTTAGGCTTAGGATCAACCTATTACGCTCTCCTCTGCTGAGATTGTCAAAATCTAGATCCTGACCTAGTTGTGTGATGATAACACTTAGGTCATTCTGGAACTCAACAATATGCGGCAAGCCGATCTTGTCTAGATAATAGGTCAATCGTTGATTCAGGAATGCTAGATTCTGATCAATGATGCGTTTGCGTACAAAACTGTCTTTATTAGTCAACAGTTTGTATAAGAATTCCTGATGATCTTTCAGCCTAGTTAGATCATTGACAGCGTTCCAGTCGATTTCCTGTACGGCTGTGTTTTTCAATTCTTCGATCTGTTCAGCATAGGGGTTGGTTTCTGCTTCTTTGATCGTGATATCTTTTTCTAAACTAGACAGTGTGTTTTTGTGATTCAGTGCTTCTTCTAGATTATCATAGGTAACCCTAGGACAGGCATTTAATTCGCCCAACAATCCTAGTGCTTCGCGTAGAGTGTTTAGTTCAGACTGATGATCATTGACAGCAACACTGCTGTCATCTACCTGTTTGCCTTTGGCAGTAACCATTGACTCGTGTTTCTCGTCATGAAGGTCCTGGCCGCAGCTATGACATTTATGATCTGCTAACAACAACAGTTCTTTTTCTAATTTTTCCAGCGTCTTTTGTTCTTTTTCTAGAGTAGTGACCTGTTTAGCGATCATCGCAGTTAGGTTATCGTGCTCTTTTTTGTTTTTATTCCATTCGATCAAAGCACGTTGATTTATGATCTCCTGATCAATGTCAATAGTGCCGAGCACATCGATACTTTTTCTAAGGTCTTCCAGTGCTCGCTCTTTTTGATCTTCCCACAGTTTTTGTTTTCTTTCGAGGCTTTCGATACTCTGTTGTATTTTTTCGTTAGAGATCTTGATAGTTTCGATACGAGTGTTTTCTGTGGCTATAGATTCTTTGGTGAGTTTGGTCTGCTCTTTGAGATTTTCTGCCTTTTCGCTGAGCAGAGTAATACCTAACAGTTGTTCGATGATAGATCTTTGATCAGCGGCCTTCATAGCCAGGAACGGTTCTGTATAGGTGTTTAATGCTACGAGGTGTTTGAACATCTCGTGGCTCATGCCAAACATTTCTTCGATGGCCTTTTGTGTTTCTCTACTGTCGCCCTGGCTTTCATCTAGGTCTCCTAATTCCTGCTCTTGACCATTGATAGCGAATTTTAATAGATTAGGCTTGCGACCTCGCTCGATGTGATATTCTATTCCGTCTTTCTCAAAGGTCACAGTGACTAGCATCGCCTTGCTGTTGATCTTATTGATTAAGTTATCGCGTTTGATATTAGTCAGAGCCTGCCCGTAGATAGCATAGCTTAGACCGTTAATGATTGTTGTTTTACCAGTACCGTTGCGAGCACCGCTGTCATCGCCGCCTAGGTCTAGATTCTCACCGAGTACTAATGTTAGCTGTCCTCGGTCAAAGTCTATGGCTTGGGTTTGATTGCCCACGCTCATAAAATTCTTTACAGTGAGGTTTTTTATTTTGATCATAAATCTCTATAGATGTCCAATAGTAGTTTTTTGTCGTAGGAGTCGCTTTCGATAGCATCAATCTGGTTTATGACGATAGTGTCGACTGATTCAAAGTTGATATCAACAGGCACAGAGTTGCTTTCGACTTCGACCTTTTCGGGAATAAGCATCAATTCTCTGAGATTATACTGAGGTATAAACTGTTCTTTGATAAAGTTTGCTTCTTCGAAAGTGATAGGTAAGTCTATAGTGACCCGACAGTGCATCTTTTCTTTGAGCAACACATCTGGAGTATCAATAATCTGGCTAAGTTTATAAACACGATACAGAGGCTGTCCTGGCCATGTTCTATACTCTGGCTTATTGCCCCATTCGAGGATCATCATTCCTCGATCATCATCGCTGGCATCCGCATAGTTGTGCGGAAACGCATTGCCTATGTAAGTGATATTTCGATTATTCTGGCGTTTATGGAAGTGCCCACTGAATACGTATTCTTGATTTACAAAGTGAGTGCTTTGTAATTGTCCGTGATCGGGCATCTGTACCATAGCGTTCATAAAAAAGTTAGGCAGCTCTAAATGTCCAAACACATATCTGCTTTTGATCTTAGATACTTCCCGCCACTCGTCACCTACTAGCCAGGGCAGTATAGTTACATCGCCATCGGTGAACGGCTCTTTGATGGGAATAACATTAGGAAACAGCCGCATAAACTCAACAGAGTTAATTTCTCGTTTATCCTTATAGAATAAGTCGTGGTTTCCTAGGATGAAATACACCTGCTCAAAATTTTGACTCAATCGTTCAAGGTTTGAAACTGTGTAATTCATCGTGCTGACATCAGTGGTCGCACGATTGTGATGCCAGTCGCCGAGGAAGATCGCAGTTTCGCAACCTTCATCACGGGCAGTTTCGCAGAACCATTTGACAAACTCTTCACAGTCTGTGTTATGTGTACGACTACCCGATTTTAAACCAAAATGTATGTCTGTAAAACAAGCTGCTTTTTTGAATAGACTCATATGTGTATTATACTGTTTTTAATATAAAAGATCAATCCCAATCACTACTATCGGTGATAACAGGACCCGGTGCTACTCCGCTGCCGCCTCCGCTGTTCTGTCTAGTCCAACTTGGATTCATGCCGTTCATTTCGAGAATGTCGTCTCGAATGTTTTGATTGCGTTTCTCAATGTTGATAATTCTAACGAATGAATTAGTGACAGCAGCAGTATAGTAAGCAAAAGGATTATTAGATTTACTTTCATCAAATTGTAGTCCTATTTGAGTTAGTTGAAGGATGGCCTGGCCTTTCATCTCGTCGTTGTAGGTATAACCTCGGACGTTGCCTCGAGTAGCGTATCTTTCACAGAGCTTGATAAACATACGAGCAAGGTCATTGGTCATTTGGCCATGATCTTTGCTGAATATTCCGTTGTCGAGATCGCCCTTCCAATGACTTTTAC